GCTGGGCGGTGGATTTGGTGCTGCTGGATGAGCTCCGGGAGCACCAGAATTTCGATGCCTGGGAGGCGATCGTGGCGACGACGACGGCCCGGCCGTATCCGCAGATCGTGTGCTGTTCGAATGCGGGGGATAAGAAGTCGGTGGTGTTGTCGACGCTGTCGGAGGGGGCGCGGCGCCGCATCCAGACCGGCGACACCGACGACAGCGAGGTCGGGTTGTTTGAGTGGTCGGTGCCGATCGATGAGGATCCCCGCGATGAGGGGTTGTGGTATTTGGCGAATCCGGCGATGGGTAATCCGGGCATGTTCGGGTTGTCGGATTTGCGGGGGTATTTGGAGGCGCAGCAGTACCGCAATTTGCCGGGGTTTCAGACTGAGCATCTGTGTCAGCGGGTGGATGCGTTGGAGCCGGGGATCATGCCGGTGGAGCACTGGACCGCCACCTTGGATGCGGACTCGTGCCGGGCCGCGGGCGCGCAGGTGTTTGTTGGGGTGGATGTGAATTATTCGCGGGGGTCGTCGTATGTGGCGGTGGCCGCCGCCCGCGAGGACGGCGGCACGCATGTGGAGGTGGTGGCGTCGGGGGCGGGTACCGACTGGGTGATCGACTGGCTGGCCGCCCCGCAACGCAAAGGGCTGTTCGCGGGGATCGCGGTGCAGCGCACCGGGGCGCCGGTGTCCGGGATGATCCCCGAAATGATGGCCGCCGGATTAACCGTCACCCCGTTGCCGGCCGGGCTCGAGCTGCAGGCCGCCTGCGGATTGTTGTACGACGGGATTTGTGAGCACACCATTTTTCACCGCCCGGCGCCGCTGCTGGACCGGGCCGCTGCCTCGGGGGTGGCCCGCGCGGCCGGCGACGCCTGGGTGTTCGACCGGCGCAACTCCCCGGTCGATGTGGCCCCGCTGGTCGCGGTGGCCGCCGCGGTGTGGCTGGCGAACTATACCCCCGATGTCAAGGACCCGGTGTGTCACGTGTGGCCGGACGAGACAGTACTGCAAGGGTGGGAACAACAAACAGTGCGGGCGGGTGATGAGGTGGAGCGGGCATGGCTGATGACCCCAACGTGACACCGATCGGGGCCCGGCTGGGATCCGAACGGCTCTACAGCGGCGGCGGTTTCCCCGCCGACGACCCCGGGCTGTTGTTCGGCGCCAAACCCGCCAAGGCCGCGGCCGCGCCGTCGCCGCCCGCCGCCCCAACCTTCCCGGCGCCGGCGGCGACGCGGCCCGCCGCCTGGGTATCCACCCTGCTGGAGCTGGCCGGGATCACCACCCTGGCCCTCGGCTGCTGGCTGATCCTGCCCGCGGTCGGGCTGATCGTCGCCGGCGCCGCCCTGATCCTGCTCGGCATCGGGATGGACCGCCCATGAGTATCCTCGCCCGACTACTCTCCGCCACCCGCACACCACCCGCCGGGCTCGAGGAACGCGCCCTCACCAGCTCAGCGTTCGTCCCCCCACCGCAGATCGGGGTGATCGACGACTTCGTCGGTGTACACCGCGCCATGTGCAACATGACCGTCTACGGCTGCGTCCGGCTGCTGGCCGACACCATCGCCAGCTTGCCGTGGAAGGCGTACCGCAAAGACAAAAACGGTGTCCCGGTCGAGCTGAACCCGCAGCCCGCGATCATCCGCCAACCCTTCCCCGGCTTCAACCTGTACCAGTGGAAGTGGATGGTGATCGCGGGCCTCGCCCTGCGCGGCAACTCGTATCATCTGATCACCAGCCGCGACGCCGCGGGCACGCCGACGGCGCTGATGCCGATGCACCCGGACATCGTGTTTTTGGAGCGCCGCCCCGATATTTTGGCGTGGTTCGACCCGATCTACCGGGTCATGGGCGAACCCGTCAACAAAAACGACATGTGCCATATCCGCCGGTTCACCATGCCCGGCGAACCGTGGGGACTGTCCCCGATCCGGCAGGCCGCCGTCGCCATCGGACTGTCCCTGTCGGCCGAGGAGTACGGCTATCGGTGGTTTAAAGAAAGCGCCAGCCCGAGTGGTTTGTTGATGACTGAGCAGAACCTGGATACCGATGCCGTGGAGCGTCAGCAGCAGAACTGGATCGCCTCCCACGGCGGGCGGCGGCTGCCCGCGGTGTTGACTGGCGGCTTCAAATGGCAGAACCTGTCCATCAGCCCAGACGAATCCCAGTTCTTGGAGACCCGGGAATTTCAGCGCACTGATATTTGCATCATGTTCGGTGTGCCGCCGGTGCTGCTGGGTGACACCAAGGCCACTACCGCGTGGGGGACCGGCATCCAGCAGCTCACCCAGGGGGCGATCACCTACACGTTTAGGGCCTGGACGAGTTGTATTGAGTCGGCCATCTCGGATCTGCTGCCCCGCGGCCAGTACATCAGCTTCGATTTCGACGCGCTGCTCAAGGGTGACATCGACAGCCGCTACAAGGCGTACCAGACCGCGATCCAGGCCGGGTTCATCAACCGCAACGAAGTCCGCGCCAAAGAGGAAATGGAACCCGCGGCCGGCCTCGACACCTTCCTGCAGCCGGTGAACATGGCGCCGACCGGGTTCGATCCCGCGAAAACCGCCGCCCTGGCCGCGAAAGGCCCGCCCGGGGAGAAACCCCCGGATTCTGAGCCCGGGTTCGGTGGGCGCCCCCAAACCCCGTCAACCAACGGATCCCCCGTAGGAGCAACACCATGACCACCGTCGCTAACCGCGTTAACCTGCTCAACGTCCCCGAAACGAGGGCGGCGTGCCCGTTCGAATACCGCCAAGACAGAGACGGCCGGATCGTGCTGGAAGGCTACGCCGCCACCTTCGACCCCTACGACGTGTACGGCGGCCCCGACAAAGGCGGCTGGACTGAGCAGTTGCAGCGCGGCGCGTTCGACGTCACCCTGGCCAGCAAACCCGACGTGATGCTGCTGGTCAACCATGAGGGGATGGCGCTGGCCCGCACCACCACCGACACCCTGTTTCTGGCTCGTGACCGCACCGGGCTGAAGATCCGCGCCCTGCTGGATCCGGCCGACCCCGATGTGCAAAGGTTGATCCCGAAGCTGAAACCGCAGGCCAACGGCCGCTCCAACATGGACGAAATGAGCTTCGGGTTCCGGGTGAAAGACCAGCTGTGGGATTCCTCGTACACGGCGCGCACCATCACCGAGGTGTCGCTGCACCACGGCGATGTCAGCGTCGTGAATTACGGCGCGAATTCGGCGACTCAGGTGGCGATCGGGGATGCGGTCGAGGCCGCCGCCGCCCTGTCCGAGGGGCAGCTGGTGGAGCTGCGCCGTTTGGACGCGGGGCTGGCTGACGCGTTGGACGCTGCCGCCCACAGTTACCGCGGCGACGCCAAGAAACCGTATGGCGACGTCGCCTACGCCGACCCGAAAAACGGGAAATACCCGATCGACACCGAAGCCCACGCCCGCGCCGCCTGGTCGTATATTCACATGCCGAAAAACCGGGCCGGATATACGAGCGGGGAGCTGGCGGCGATCGAAGGCCGCATCAAAGCCGCCCTCAAACGATTCGGGGTGGATGTCGCCGACGACAAGAAGTCGGCGCCGCCGATCCCCTACAGCGCGCCCGCGCCCGCCATCGTCCGCGGCGACTATCTGCCGCTGGGGCCCGCCGACCCGGCCGAAGTCCCCTACACCAAAGACAACGACGACGACGACGACGACGGTGTTGAGGGCTGTGATGAGGAGGCGTTCGGCTGCCCCGCCAACGACACCATCGCCGTGGGCCCGATCACCGCGGCGCTACAGATGGTACGGGAAGCCGCCGACCCCGCCGGGCTACGCAGCATCACCGCCCGCCTCGCCGAACTCGACAAGGTCCGCGTGTCGCTGCCGCCCACCCTGGCCCCCTAGCGCTATCATCGGCACCCAAGCTGCGAATCTGGCACAGAACGGCGGCGGCCCGGCACGGGCAAAGGCCGGCACGGCCAACCCCCCACCCTGTCACGCCCAAAAGAAAGAGCCGCCGTCATGCCCAGCACCGACGCCGTCGAAAACAACTCGATGGAAGAATTCCTGAAACGCCTCATCGACCAGCGCGCCCAACTGGTAGAAAAACGCGACAACCTGGAACGCAAAGCCACCGCCATTCTGATGGTCGCCAAAGACCAGCACGGCGACACCCTGTCCGCTGAAGAAGACGCCGAGGTACGCGCGCATGTCGAGGAGATGCGCGGCCTCGGGGAGAACATCGAAGCCCTCGACAAACGCATTCAAGAGGTCGGCGAAGAAGTTCGCCGGTCGGGGACCATCGCGAACAACCTCGCCAAAGTTCGGCACACCGAACGCGCCGCCATCCACGTCAAAGAATCCGCGGTCTACACCAAAGAGAACCGCCACCAGCGCTCGTATGTGAAAGACCTGATCCGGTTGACGATGAACATCGATCCCGACGGGGAATCGCGGCGCCGCCTGTTCGACCACGCTTCTGATGTCGCCAACAATCCCGAATACCAGGAATACCGCGACATTTCCCGGGTCGACGGCTCCGGCGGATACGCGGTACCACCCGCGTGGCTGATGGATCAGTACGTGACCTACGCGCGCCCGGGGCGGGCGTTCGCGAACGTCACCCAACGCCAAACCCTCCCAGGCGGCACCGACTCGATTAACGTGCCGAAGATGCTGACCGGCACCACCGTCGGCGTGCAGACCGCCGACAACACCCTCGTGTCGGAAACAAACCTGACGGACACGTTCATCAACGCCCCTGTCCGCACGATTTCCGGTCAGCAGGGGGTGGCGATCCAGCTGATCGACCAGTCCCCGATCGCGTTCGACGACGTCGTGTTCCGCGACCTGGTCGCCGCCCACGCCGCCGTCCTGGACACCCAGGTCATCGGCGGCACCGGGTCCAGCGGCCAAGTCCTGGGTGTCGGGAACACGCCCGGTATCTCGTCGGTCGCCGCCTCGGCGGTCACCATCGCCGGGGTATACAGCGCGTTGGCCAACGCGGTGCAAACCGTGCACACCACCCGCTTCCTGCCGCCCGAAGTGATCGTCATGCACCCGCGGCGGTGGGGTTGGTTCCTGTCCCTGCTCGATGGGCAGCAGCGCCCACTCGTGCTGCCGAACGGGAACATGCCGTTCAACGCCGCCGGCATCCTCACCGACGTCGACAGCCAACAGGTCGTCGGCAACATCCACGGCCTGCCGGTCGTCACCGACCCGAACATAGCAACCAACTCCGGCGCAGGAACTGAGGACATCATCTACGTGATGCGGTCCTCTGACCTCATACTTTGGGAGTCTGGAATAAGAGCGAGAGTCCTGCCCGAAACGAGGGCAGCAAACCTCACCGTGCTGCTCCAGGTGTACAACTACCTGGCTTTCACCGCCGCCCGGTATCCCCAATCCGTGGTGCAGATCACCGGTTTGACCGCACCAACATTCTAAAAAGTCAGTGCCATGCACCCACTTTTTAATATAGTGGGTGCATGGATGACACCCCAACTCAGCAGTGCGGGAGCTGTAAACAACAGCTCCCGCACTCAGCTGTCTCCCCGTCTTACATCGGCAAACGTGGAACCTGGTGCCGAGATTGCTTTAGCGCGGCCAAGCGCGGCGAACCCGTCAAAGCAAGTTATCTGGCGCGTCCATGCAGCGTGTGCGGAGCAGATTACGTGCCAAAGCAGATCAAGGCTAAAAGCCTCAACTGCTGCCCGAAATGCAAGAAAAAAGCATTAACCCGACGGCGAAAAGAACTGGGTACCTATAGTGAGATCAACCGCAGGCACAACATCAAGAAGCTGTACGGCATCACGCCCGAACAGTATGACGAACTGCTGACGGCGCAAAGTGGTGTGTGTGCGATCTGCCGCAATGGTTGTGAGACGTATCCGAACCTCTCGGTTGATCATGATCATCGGACAGGGGTGATCCGGGGGTTGCTGTGCAACACCTGTAATCGGTTCATGGGGATGGCTGGGGACGATCCTGATCTGCTGTGGGCCGCCGCTGAGTACCTGCAACGTCATACCGCGCGTCAATCATCCTTGTGACATGCTCCGGCGTTAGGCTTTGCTCATGGCTGCTAAAGATGCTGTGCAGGAGTTGGGGCCGATCAAGGTGCCGCCGGGGGCGTTGACGACGCCGTGTTCGTTGTTGGCGTTGCATAACTGGTTGCTGGCGGCTCATGCGGTGGCCCCTGCGGTGGGGGCTGCCGCGCAGGTCACGACGACGGCGACCAGTATCGCGGTGGCGTGATGGTGGCGGTGGCGCTGGGCCGGTTCGGGCGGACACCGCCCGCGCCGCCGGGCAAGATGTATGTCCGGGATCCGGTAGCTGGCTGGGCGCATTCGATTGTCGAAGCGGTGCAGCGGCACAAAGACGCCGGGGCGGTGGTCCCGCAGCATTTGGTGGCGCTGGCCGCCGCGTTGCCTGCGGAGCTGCCCGACATCGTCGTGTTGGTCGATGATGATTTTGGGGTGCCGCCGCCGCCGTTCGCCAGCGCGCAACCCCTCACCGACGCACCCGGCGAGGCCCCACCCGAGCAGCCGTCGTTGTGGGACGAGGAAGAGGCCGCCGACGTTGATCTCGAGGGCTGGACGGTGCCCGAACTCAAAGACGCCCTCGCCCAGCTCGGCGTCGACTACCCGGCGTCGGCCCGCAAGCACGAACTGATCGCTCTGCTGCAAGAGGCTGAGGAATGACTACGCCCAGTCCGGTGTCGTCGCCGGCGGCTCCGCGTGATCCCTATCCGCCGCTGTGTGACCCCAACGACCCGGACTGGGCGTCTTTCCAGGCCCAGGACCCCAAATATTTCCTCGCCGTCGCCGGGGCGCGGATCAGGACGTACTGCGGGTGGCGGATCTACCCGAACGACACCAATACCCTGGACAAACTGCGAGTCGGCACCAATGGCCGGATCATGCTGCCCAGCCTGTATGTGACCGATGTGGCGCAACTGAGTATCCAGACTGGGGTGGACACCACCGTCGACATCGACCCCGACCTGTATGAATGGTTCCAGATCGGTTACATCCAGCCGCTGGGGTTGACCGGGTGGGGGTGGGGTTCCTATTCCGGCTACTACTACGGGCCGGATACCCCGGCGTATCTGCCGTGGATGAACTTCGGGTATGCCACCGTCACCTTCACCCACGGGTATCCGGCGGTGCCGGCGGATGTGAAAGCGGTCGCCTACGAGCTCGCTGAAGTGGCCGCGGAGATGACCGCCGGGAACGTGTCGGGGATCACCACCCCGGGCTACCAGCTCACCCTGACGAGGAATGCGGGCCTGAATTTGAATGCCGAGCAGATGGATCGGCTGGCCCCGTATCGGCTGCCGGTGGTCGCCTGATGAAGATCCCCACCCCGTTCCCGGTGCTGCACATTCCCCGCACCGTGGACACCACCACCATCGACAGCCACGGCAACCATCCGATCATCGACGGCGCCCCGGTCGTCCGCTGGGTCCGCGGCTACCACCAGGCTGGGCGCCTCGGCTCATCCAGCGAAGTCATCAGCCCCGAATTTCTGGACCGCATCGAAACCAGCCTCAACATGGATGTCCCCGACCCGCAGGACTACCACGCCTCCGATGGGGTGATCATCGGCGGCGCCGTCGACGACACCGGCAACTATGAGGGCGGCACCCAATATTGGGTGAACGGCGACCCCACCAACGACTTCAAAGGCCCGTTCACCAAGCTGTACGCATGGACGGGCGGCATCGTGAAGCTGCGGCGGATCACGTGAGCGCCCCGCTGGCCGGCGGCGCCGCTGAGCCCGCCGACGACGACACTGACAGCCCCGCGGGCGCGCACACCTTCCGGGACGGCTCGCAGATGGTCATCGACAAAGCCGCGTTCAGCGCCTTCGCTATCGGGCTGCTGCACTCCCCCGAGGTGGTCGCCGCCCTGGCCGACCAGGTGCAGCAGATGGCCGATCACGCCAACAGCATCGCCCAACAAAAAGGCGCCGACTACGCGGTCACCGTCGTGTCGGATTGGCCCGACTCCAAACGGGCCCGCGCCAACGTGTGGACCGCTAATTTCGCCGCCATGCTCGATGACGCCAAACACTCCACCCTGTTCAAGACGGTGGCGCATTTCGGGGGGACGGCCAACCAATGACCGCCTACGGGATCATGGCCCCACCGATCGAGGCGATCGGGGTCGCCTACTTCACCCCGCTGATGGCGCCGGTCCCGGTCACCACCCGCCTCGGGAAACCCGACAGCCGCGCCGACACGGTGGTGCCGTGGCTGCGGCTGGAGGCCGCCGGCGGCCCGCTGCGCCCCGACGAGCTGCTCTACGACCTGTCGATCATCCTGCACGCCTACGCCCCGGAAAACCTGGAAACCCAGGCCGAAGCCAACCTTTGCCGCGCGATCGGGCTCGGGGCCCGCGGCCTGTACACGTTCACCGTCACCGTCGGCGGGGTCGACTATTGGGTGGCGCACTCCACCGCCACCACCCCGGTCAAACAAAACGATCCGCTGGTCAACATGCCGCGCTACAAGGCGATGCTCACCTGGCGGATCCCCGGCCAACCTGTCAGCGTGTCTTAACACCCAAAACCGGGCGCGGCGTGTGAAGCTAACCGTGGCAATGATTGTGTGCATTGCCACCCTGGTTGTGCATTGGAGGAGAAGCTAGTGACCACCGCAGCCCCGCCGGTCGTGTTCGCCGAAGTCGCCGAGATCGCCGCCCCCAGCCCCAAGGTGAGCGGCGGTGTCCGCTGGGCGCCGTTCGGCACCACCCTGCCGGTCGATCCGACGGCCGCGCTGGATCCGGCGTTCATCACGCTGGGCCGCGTCGAACAAAACGGTCTGGAACGCACCGAGGACCGCCCCGAAGGCAAACAGTACGACTGGGGCGGCAACCTGATCGCGATCCTGCAGGACCACTACGGGTTGCAGCTGAAATTCAAACTGCTGCAGATGATGAATGCGTCGGTGCAATCCGCGGCGCACGGCTCGAGCAATGTGACGGTGACCCCGCCGACCGCAACGGCCGGCACCATCATCACCGCGCAGATCAACGGGAAACTGTTGGACTCCGGGATCTGGGTGTTCGACGCCTACTACATGAAGATGTCGGCGCGTCTGGTGCTGCCCTACGGGCGGCCCACCACCGTCGCCGGACCCAAATGGTCCCATAAAGAGCTGGCGACGTTCGACATGACCATCGAGGCGCTGCCCGACAACAACTCGAACTTCGCCTACGAATACTGGACCGACGGCGTGCACACATGACGGCCGACACCACCGTTAAGCGGGCGTCGGTCCCCCGCAACAAGGCGGCGCCACCATCGACCGGCCAAAGCAATGGTGGCGCCGCCAACCCTACCCCGGCCGCGGCGGCGCAGGAAGTGCCGCCGCCGAACCTGGTGGAGCAGGTGGCCCACCCGTACGGGGATCGGCGGATCTTCGTGTGGCGGCCCCGCCAGGGCGGTGACCCGATCGTGTTGCCGCACATCAACACGGTGACCCCGACGCAGGAATTCTTCTGCAAAATCTATGACCTCAACGAAATGTTCCAGTCGTTTGAGTGGATGATCCTGGCGGGGGTGCCGCTGCCGATCCGGCTGCGGGTGGCCCGCCTCGGCGATGAGGATCCCGACGATCAGGCCAACATGTTCCGGTCCTGGTTTGCCCCGATCAGCCGGCCGACAGGCGGGGAGCCGCCGGGGGAATCCTGATGCTGTCCGCCGCGGTGGGCAGATACTTCCACGCCCTGCAGCGGGATCTGTTGGCGCTGGGCTACCGGGCGGCGGATATGTTCACCGAACGGCTGAGCATCGCCGAACTCGTCTCGATCGTGGTCGCCGCACCGCCCAGCTCCTCGCTGCGCTATTTCATGGACAACGGCTGGTCACGCACCGACCACCTGCTGGCGAACATGACCGAAACCCAGTCCGGGGTGGCGAAACTGTCCGAACCCTATGACCGGCCCGGCCTGGGTGACCGCTCACCCGGCGACAACATCTTCCCCGCCGACGTCATGACCTGGGACGAGATGGACCGCCTCGACGCCGAACGGGAAACCCGGCCCAAAGGTAAAACCCACACCAGGACGTGGCGATGACCAGCCCGGCCGGCGGCAACGAACTCGGCACCGTCTTCATCAACGTGGCCCCCAAAATGTCGGGGCTGTCCAACCAGTTCCTGGCCGCCGGCCGCGAAGGCGCCAAAGCGTTCAACCAGGGTTTCACCGAAGGCATGAAAGGGGTGTCGCTGCCCGCCGACGGCTCGATCCTGGGGGAGGTGATCGCCGGGAAACCGGTGGGGTCGGCGACCCGCTCGGCGGCGCAGAAAGCGGGCAAGGAGATCGGGACCGGCCTGAACACCGGCATCAACGAGGGCATGAAAACCGCGCCCAGCACCGGCGGCGGCGTCATCTCCGATGTGCTGGCCGGCAAAGCCGGAAGCTGGGCCACCCGCAACGCCGCCGAACAGGCCGGGAAAACCATCGGTGCCGGCATCAACAAAGGCATCGACGACGCC